CTTGAGCGTAGGCGTCATCGGTCATCCCTTTCGCAGCATCGGCCAATTCTTCCGACAGGATCAGGCCGGACCCGCTGGCCTTGAGCATGAGGCTGAACCATTCATGGTTATCATGCGCCCCTTTCCAGACGTCATAAAAGTGGTTTGACCCTTTCGGCGTGCCGATGAATACCGCCCATCCTTGACGGTCGGCTAGAGCCGGCCGGATAACCTCCGTCCATGCGCGTGGGTCCGCATCGCCATATTCGTCAAGGATGATGCCGTCAAGGTAGGTTCCGCGCATCCGGTCGTAGTTATCTAGGCCATAGAGGCGGATGCGGGCGCCATTGTGTGCGAAATCAACTCGAAGCTCTGATTCGTTGAATGTCACTCCAGGCGCAACAGAGCAAAACCGCTTGATATATGACCAGCACACGTCTTTAGCCTGGGCGTAAAAGGGCGCCGCCATAGCAAAGCGCGGCTCTTGCTTCTTGCAGTCCCATGCCTTGGCGATCAGGTCGTTAATGCAGGCAACGGTCTTCCCCGCGCGGCGGTGGCACACCATAGCCGCCCACCTTTGCTTGCGAAGGTGGAACGGCATAAAAACGTCGCGAGGCTGATATGGGATAACAAACCCCATTACTTCGGAACCTCTCCCGGCATCAGCCACCGCCCTTCAAGCGGCGCACCGTCCTTGCCGGTCAATTCATGAACATCTGTTTCCTTCCAGCGGCCTCGCGTCTTGAGCCAGAAGATAGCCGCCGTCACTGATTCTCGGCCCTCTCCCGTCGCCTTGCGGAACAGATTTTCGGCCACCTTAGCGCACGCCTCGGCGTTGGCCTTATCCAGCTCATCGCGGTAATGCTCTCGCAGCGTATCGTCATGGATGCCCAGCACCCTGGCAATGTCATGCTGCGGGATGCCGTAGGCGCTCATGGCCTTGACGGTCTTGCGCTGCTGGTCTGTCGGCTTATGCGGCGGCATTGGCATTAGTCTTGTCCTCTGCGACCTGGGCGAACGTCGCGCCGGTTGCTTCAAGTGTTGCTTCCTTGCCGGTGAATTCCTGCCAGCGGCGGACGGCGACGTCGACATATTGCGGCGAAAGTTCCATCGCGTAGCAGCGGCGGCCGGTTTGCTCGGCGGCGACAATGGTGGTGCCGGCCACCACCAGCACGCCCTGTTCCCGCCAGCCGTCGCGTTTGACCTGCTCGGCGTCGCGACGCTCACCGCCGAACCCTTTGGGGAAACGCCTCATCGCACACCTCCCCGGGTCTCGGCGGCCCAGAGCAGAATGGCGATGGCATCGGCTTCGTTGTCGTCGGCCGGAGCGAACCCGCGCGCAGTGACGGCGGTGATCACCGCCTGCTTGTCGGCATTGCCCTTGCCGGTGACATGCCGCTTGATGGCGCCCACCGGAACGCCCTGGTAGGGCAGCCCCTTCTGTTCGCACCACGCCGCGAGGTGGGCGAGGAAGCCGCCGTAGATGTGGGCCGCGTCGGTGCCGGCGTGACGGCGGACTTCCTCGAAGTAGACGGCGTCCAGTTTGTGCATTTTGTGCACAAACTCATCCAGCCAGGACCGAAAGCGCAGGTAGCGCATGCCGCCGCCCTCGTAGCGGCCGGGTCGGAATGCCATGGTGCCGCTGACGATGGAACCATCGACGAGCCGCACGGCCCAGCCGGTGGTTGTGCCGAGGTCTAGGGCCAGCACCGACATGGGCCGGTCATTGGCCGGCGACGATGCCGCCCCGTCACGGTTGGCGGTCTGGTCGTTCAGCGAAAGCACCGGCATGGCGGCCTCGACGCTCACCGGATCGGCGGGCGGTTCTGGCACGTCGTCGGGATCGGTCAGCCCTTCCGTCTTCTCAGCCATCAGGTCGGCAAGCTCATCGTCGCCAAAGCCGGTCAGTCCAACGTCAAAGCCAAGCTCGCCCAAATCGGCAAGTTCGACCTTCAGAGCGTCCAAGTCCCACCCGGCATTGAGCGCCAGTTTGTTGTCCGCGATAACGTAGGCTTTCTTCTGCGCCTCGGTCCATCCCGTCGCCGTCATGGCCGGGACTTCCGTCAACCCGAGTTTACGAGCCGCCATAATGCGACCGTGACCGGCGATCAATTGACCGCCTTCGTCGACAAGCACGGGGATAGTCCAGCCCCACTCATTGATGGAAGCGGCGATCTGCGCCACTTGCTCATCACTGTGGGTGCGGGAGTTGCGGGCATAGGGAACGAGCCGAGAAACCGGCATCATTTCCACTTTGGCGGCGGGCCATTTTTTAGTGTCGCTTTTCATAGCGCCAGTTTACTCCCCGCCATCTTACACCTCGTAAACCTAAATTGACAACAACATTACAGTACTGCTGTCCATGTATTTCTGGCCTTCCACCAGACGGCCACAAGCAATTGTGGTCTGCTCATCATGTCTTAGGCGTCAATGGCTTCGACAGGACCGCCTTTGCCCACCATACAAAAGGAAATAAACCTTATCGGGGCCTCTTGTATTTAGGGAGATCATGTCTTTAGGATTAAAGCTGTAATCCTTAGAGTACGTCCTGTTCCCCGTTGTTACTTTTTACCTTTTCCCTTTTTCTTGCACGCCACAATTCTATTCCTTTCCTGACATTTCACCAGCTAAAGCTAGATATCCGCATCCATCCACCCATGAGTCCATGTGTGTTCTGTTTGCTTTGCTCCTCGCTATTTTGAACAGCTCCAGCATAGCGCAACTCGAGCCAGTTTACTCCCCGCCATACGATTGTGCAACTCGACTTATGGCAAAGTGTGGTTGTTGACGGTCATGATTTCCAGTAGCCGGGCATAGAGCTTGGGGCGCCGATCCTTCATGGTGACGATGTCCTTCGACTCAGCCAAACGTTCTCCATCCCACGCAGTCCAGTAATTGGCCTTGTGTTCTATCACGCCATCGAAGGCGACCTTAACAGCGAGCCACCTTCCTTTTTTTTGACCGATAGATATCACCCAATTGTCAGTCTGAAACATCGCTTCCCATCCATCTCCATCGAGGATGGCACCGGAGTAGTATTTTTTTGTCTTCATCCGCATTGCCCCCCCTAAGTCTCTATAAAGAGTATAGACAAGTTTCACAAAAAAAGGCAGCCAGGGCATTACCCTAAAACCGCCGATCTAGCCTTTGACCCTAGGTGTGTACACCACCAAGTCACTACGTTGGTGGGTATAGCACACTTCCAGGGTCAAAGTCAAGCTTTTGATCCTTTGACCCTAAATGACCCTAGGGTCAAAAAAGGGTCATTTAGGGTCAAGCTGTTTCACGGCTTTGAAGCAATGCAAAAGATGCAATCTTGTCTAACAAAATCCACCCTTTGTTGCCGTGTGTTTTAATGATGCCGGCGGTGATAAGCGCACCTATTAGTTTGTCATGCTCGGATGGGTTTATCATGTTTCGGATGGTACGTTCGGCGTACCCGTCCATTTCGAGTTTGGCCTTAAGGGCATCCCGGGAGATATACGCAAGGCCATCGCGGTCTTCCGCACCGCATGCCCACCAAGCCGTTTCAAACGCCTTCTGGTGCTTCTTTATGGGGCTATCTTTCTCTGCCTTGGCGACCCGCTCGACATCATCTGGAACTGCCACGCAGGTGGTAGCGACCCGGCCAAACTTGGTGGTGCCGATCTCGATAATATCCAATTTGAAGAGGATATCATCACCCTTGCCGGGCAGTTCTCGCTGCTTGGTGATGGTGGCTCGGCGTCCTGTTTCGTCGGAAACCACCTCGATCTCGGTGTCGATATGAGCGCGAATGCCGCTCCATCCTCGAGCGCCGGCTGCGGCATTTTTGCCATTGTGATGGATTATGACCATAGCCGCGCCGGTTTCTTTGGCGACGGAATCGAAACGGGCCATGACCGGCCCCATGTCACTGCCTCGATTTTCGTCTGCCCCGGCTGACATGCGGGCCAAGGTATCACCAACGATCATCATGACTGGTGCGCCGGTCTGGTCCTCGACCACCCGCACCAGCTCGATAACGTCCTGGGCATCTCCGTCGCCCTCGTAGAAGTTGATCGGAACTTGAACGATGACGAGGTGTTCAAGGCTCCATCCAGTATGGCGCTTTAACGCCTGGACGCGGGTGCGAACGCTGCTAGGGCTTTCGGTCGCCAGATAGACTACTACTCCACGATCTGTCTGCCTGCCGAACCATGACGCCCCCTCGGCCACGGCAGCGGCCATGGATAGGGCGAGGAAGGTCTTCCCGCTGTTGCTGTCGCCGTAGATGACCGTCTGGGACCCGATGACGATAAGGC